GTCGAGTGTTAGGCCAGCGTGTTGGAACGCCTGCGCCGACTCCTCGGGCGTGGGGTAGTGACACCACGCGATGATTGGGGCGTCTGGATCGCTGCTGTCGAAGTGGATCTGAGTGCGGCCACCGTAAAGCCGTGTAAGGTCGAAGCCTGCCATGTGTGAACCTCCTGGGGACGGGGAGTTGGGTGTTAGTGTTAGCCGCGAGCAATGCGCGCGGTAGTTGGTGTGGTGCTGGTCTGATCGTCGAAGAACTGGAACGTGGCATCCCAGTACTGGGTTGAACCAACGTCGGCCATTCCAATGGGGTCGCCGACTGTGGCCCATCCTTCAATCACGACGACAGCGCCAGCAGCGTTCCCGATCTGAAGCAGGAGTCGGGCCTTCGTGCCCGTCTTCTGCCACGTCTCGAGAGGCACCTTGTTTTTGTCACGGAACACGACTTGCAGTGTGCTGGCTCGCTCGCGCACAAAGTAGCGCACGCCGTTTGAGCAAGCGTCTCTGATCTCCTGGCGTCCGTGGCCCAGGTCGAAGCTGAAGCTGTTCAGACACATCTCGGTGGTGCCGAAGTAGGCTGACGCGACAGTGACGCCGATCGGGTTCTTCGCGAGCTGGGTGCCGTCGAGGGTCACAGCGTCTGTAACGAGCCACGTCTCACCGTCCCAGTCGACTGCGAACAGTGCGATCTCGCCGAACGTTGCTGACATGCCGATGTTCAGGACACAGCCCGCAGCCTCGATGAGCTGGTCATCCTGAAGGAACAGCATGGTGACGCTGCGGTGGCCAGTGTCGTCCGGTGTGGTGACCTCGAAGCCAAAGACTTCGTCGAGGTCGTCGGGTTCCTGGCTGGCTGCTGGTGTGACAGTGATGTTGTCGGGTGTCGATGCTGTGTCGACTGCTGTGACACGTCGCGCCTCGCCGTTACACATCACAATGTCGTTGACGCTGAAGCCCGAAGCGTCGGCTACGTCCCACCGTGTAGTGGTGCTGCTGCCGCCGCTGATCAGTGTGCCAGCGTACGAGTCTTGTGAGCCGAAGCAGGCCATGAGCTGACTGTACCGGTCGAGCGTGTAGGTGTCGCCGTTGCCCAACTCCTGTACGAGCCCCATGACCTCGACGTCGGTCGAGCCGTTGTTCAAGTTGATGCCCTTCACCGGGCTGGCCTTGTCGAGACCCAGCCGGTGGAAGTCGCGCTCGAGGTTCTCGGTGGTGGGTGCGATCGTGAAGTTGGACGCGGGCAGTGGGGCCAGTACCCAGATCACGTTACCCGACGTCATAGCCGAACTCAGCGAACTGCCGAGGGTAAATGTCGCGGTGCCGCCTGACTCCGTGAAGTCGGTGATCGTGTGGAGGTCGCCCGCTGCTGAGCCGTCGACGACGTAGAGCTGACAGCCGTTAAACAGGTCGTCAGGTGCGTTTGCCAGTGCGGCGTCGTCGCGCCCTGATCCGCCAGTGCTCACAGTCACGCTAGTGCCGCTCCCTGTGGCCACTTCAAATTTTACGTTCTTGGTGCCCTGGCTGACCTCTGGTGTGAACGCCACCAGGCTTACCGCCTTCGACACGTTGGGGAAGCTACTCGTCGTTGTCGCCATCGTCGTCTGACTCCTCGATCTCTACGGCCTCTTCGGGCTCGGGTGTTGGGGTAGGTGCCAGATCGTCGGCGGGTGCCGCTGGCTGCGTTGGTGTTGGTGCGGGCTGATCGTTCGGCCCTCGTCTGATCCTGCTCATCGCTGTTACTCCTGGTATCTGAGCTTGAAGCGCCACACCCACAGCCTCAGCCTCGGGTTGTTCGGCACGTCGACGCGCCGTGGCTCCTCGAAGTCGAAGACGAACCCGTAGGTGAGCCCGGTGTAGTGCAGGCTCTCGCGTATTGCTCGCGCCCTGGTGTCGGCTGTGATCGTGCTGGCTGTCTGGTCGTTCCCCATCAGGGTGCTGACCTCGAGTTCAACCTGGCAGTACCAGGCGTTCGCGTTCAGCGAGAGCTCGGGCCAGGGGTTGCCGACAGAGTCCACCTTCAGCTTGTAGTGGCCGTCGATGCTCGTCTTAGAGGACGCGGCCAGTGTGAACTCGCGCTTGTCGGGGTCCTCAGTCAGCGACAGCCCATCGAGTCGAGCCTTCACCTCGGTTATGGCCTGCGTCAGACTCACCGGATCAGCTCCCCAGCGCCGAACACGCCGTACTCTCGAGGATCTGGGTTGCGATCGTCGTCTCGGTTTAGACGGACGAACGACAGCGCCGTGTCGAGCGCCTGGAAGGCGAGCTCGCGATACTGCGTCGCTTTGAGCTCGTCCTCGGTGCCGACTGCCATCATGATCGCCCGGTGGATGTGGCTGACTGTCAGTAGCTCGCACGCACTGGCTAGCTGCTCCGGGTAGAGCAGATTGCCTGGGTACTCACCGAGCCGAGCGTAGAGGATGTTCCCGAGCTCGGTCCACGCGCCGTCGAGGTACGCGGCCAGCGTAGCGCCAGACGGGAGCAGGTTGGTGAGGTACGGGTAGCGGCTTGCGAAGTCACTTTCGCTGATCGGACGCCTGAAGCGCCGAAGCACCACCTCGAAGTAGAAGTCTTCGAGCCGGGTGACTGCTGAGCCATCGACAAGGGACCACACCGCGCGATACCTGCCGAGCTCGAACGACGCCTCGGGCCAGGTACGCGAGTACGACGCCAGCGAGCCCGAGACTGTCACTGCTGTAGCAGGTACTATCTCGCTGCTGCCGTCGTCGTAAATCGTGATCGTGCCGCTGGCCAGCGTGATCTCAGCGCCGGTGTCGGGGTCGACGTGCCGGATCTGAAGTGTGCTCGTTCTGTCCTGTATCGCGACTGGGATCATGGTTCACCTCACGCCAGTGGCCAGTCGAATTCAGCCGCCCAGCGACGGATCACCGGGCTTGGGTGCTGCTTCGATTTGGGGTAGAGCTGCTGTGACACCGCCTCGAGATCGCCGAGCTCCTCGTAGAGCTCGCGTGCCGCTCGGGCCTTCGCTGTCTCGCGGGGTGGTGTAGATTGGGTAGCCGCCAGTGGGTCGGCTGCGATGGGTGCGTTAGGTGCGGGCTGTTCGGCCTGCTCCTCGCTCACCTCTCGCAGTCGCCCACGCGCGGCTTCGTTCGCGGCATCCGGGCCATAACAGAGCAGCGCATGAATCGCACGATCAGCCGGTAAGAACGTGGCCTTCGTGATCGTGTCGAACTTGCGCTTGTTGCCCATGCTGCCGCGTTCCAGGTTGACTGGCTTCCCAGTCGGTTCGACACGAAACACACCACCCACACCGGGCCTGCCACGCTGAGGATCGCCCACCACGAACGAGACAAGCTCGGCCTGGTAGGGTTGGGGCAGTGCACAAATGTCAGTGGCTCGTAGCCTTGGTGACTCGGCCCACATCGCCATTATGGCCTCACGCTCCTGCTCGCCACGCATCTGGAAGAACGTGGGCCTGTCGTGAGGTCGTAGGGCGAGTAGATCGTCGAGTAAGCTGTCTAAGTGTCTCATGTCGGTTACCTCCTGGGGACGGGGAGTTTAGGGTTGTTGAGTGCGCCGTGTGGCGCGTGCTTACGCTGTGGTGTTCTTCACCTTCACGGTGAGATAGAACGTCTCGCCGCTGAGGTTGGTAGTGGCGCTGACCTCGGTGCCACCGCTAGCGTACGCGATGACCTTGTCGTTGTTGCCGTCGAACTCGCCGATGTAGCCACCTGTGGCCGACACGATGCAGTAGTCCATGTCTGCGGCAGCGACGCCGAGATCGGCTTCGATGTCGGCAGCGAAGCCACCGGTTGCGTAGCTGGCTGGGCCAGCGATAGAGCCACGGACCTCGGATCCGCCTGCTACCTGATCGCCGAGCTTGCGGCCTTTCAATACTGTGATCGCCATGATCAGTACTCCTGTAGAGATAAAGGATCACGCGTCCCTGAGGAGAGTGACAGTCCGCAGAGTGACAGTGTCACAGAGCGACTCGCGTGATCGTGTTGGGTGTGTTATCAGGTCGCGAGGTTGATGATCGCGCCGAAGTTACGGGGGTTGGCACAGACGAGCTGACAGTAGGATTTCAGGAAGAGAGCCTTGCTGTCCTTCCCGGTCTCCACCTGCTCGATGCCAACGGGAACGCCCTCGTGAAGCACTTCCTGGTCGGGGTCGACGGGCATGGTGTCCTGGGGAGTGTGATCGAGGAAGTGGAGGCTGAGATCGTCCAGATTGCAAAACCATATCTCGTCGGTGGTAGCCGACTGACTGAGCGAGGGGATGATGTAGATCGGCAGGTCCACCAGGCCGTCGACGTAGCGAGGCTCGACGCTGGTTCCGCCCATGCCACCGGGGGTGTAGCGAATGTTGGAGGAGTAGAGCGCGGTGAACTTGGGCCACTGGGTAGAGGACATCCAGATCTCGGAGTTAGGCCCAATGCCGTTGTTGTCGTAAAGCAATTTCGCGATCGTCTCGAGGTTGGAGGACGCCAGGCTTGCGCTGCTCGCGTCGTCGATCCGAGCCTGCCAGTAGGAGGAGGTCGACTGGTTGATGCCTGCGTAGGTGTTCGAGGTCGACATGAAGGCTTTCACGCCAGTGATCACCTTGCTGCTGTTCGCGGTGCCGTCGCCGCTGAGGTCCTTTTCGATCTGGCTGATCAGGGCCTTCAGCTTGGCTTGGAACTCGAAGTTGAGGGCGTTGACGTTGCCGCGAGCTGCTGCACGGGCGACGCGCACAAGGTTATCGAACTCCATGCTGATACCGTAGCGCTTCCAGGGAAGCGACGCGGTAGCGAACGAGGGAGCCACGCTGCTGGGGTAAGAGTCAGATCCGCCGTAGCTGGACGCGGTGAACGCGGTGGTGTGAACACCCCATTCTTTCGCGTAGCGGTCGCTGATGTCGTTGCTGCCGATCACGACGCGGCCTTTGGCTGCGAGCCTGCCCATGATCGAGTTCTCGGGAATGAGCTGGTTGCCTGGACCGTACTCGGTGAACGCCTTCGCAATCACAGCGCCGTACTTGTCCAGCAGGATCGCGCTCAAGTCAGTGAATGTCGTAGTTGCCATCTGGCCACTCCTGTAGTTTGCGTCCTGCTGTCAGGACAGTTAGAAACGCACGCCACGCACCGCCCGAGCGAACGCGGCTTCCGCGCTCTTCCAGTCGGTCGGCTGTGTCGTGCCGGGTGAGTTCATGTCAGTTCGTTTCACCGGTGGTGCCGGTGCTTTGGCCTCGTCGGCCTTGGGTGAGATCTTGCCGGCCTTCATGAGCGCCGTGTAAATTTTCGCCTGGGCGATCATGTCGTCGCCTGCCAGCGCCTCGACCAGTGCGCGATCGTCGTCGCCTAGCGTGTCGAGATCGGCAGTGATTCGGGCCTTCAGCGCTTCCTCGGCTGGGTGTGGCTCGCTCGCGGGCTCGGCTGTTTCAACGGGTGCGGGCTCGGGTTGCGCCGGTTGGAGTCGTTCCAGTGCTGCTGCGACTGCTGCTGTGATCCGGGCGTCCAGGTCCTCGGGTGTTGCCTCGGTGGCTTCGGTAGCTTCGGGCTGCTGGGCCTTTGTGGCCTGCTCGATAGCCTGCTCAATCGGTGTGGCCTCGACTGCGGGTGCTTCGGTAGCTTCGGGTGCTGCGGGTGCCTCGATGGCTGGGGACGTTTCCATCAGGTTCTCCTCTTTAGGGCTCGGGTGAGTGCGTCTGCCTGCACCGCTCGGAGCGTTCGCAGGTCGCGGGGTGAGACGCCAAACCAGGGCGAGATCCGCTGGTTCTGGCGGGCTTTCCTCTGGCTGGCTACGTCAGCAAATCGGATCACGACAGTGACACCAGTCTCGCTGGCGTTCAGCTCTTGGGTAAGTGAGCCCAGCATCCTGCCTGAGTAGGTGAGGTCGCGGTTGTCGACCTGTCGACCTGTCGCTGCCCGCTCGATTCGGTAGCTAGGGCTGTAGGGTGGCATCTTCTGGTCGTAGACGCCGAGCCCCTGGGCCACTCGCTGTCGCAGGTTTACGATCTGGGCCTGCCCGATCGCCTGCCCTACCTCGAGCGCGACGACGCTGAGGCGACTGTCGACGATCTGCTTGAGTTTGCTGCTGAGTGCCATTAGCCCCTCCTCGCTGCGCCCCAGGCGGCATCGTTGTAGTCGCTGGCGGTGGCCAGGGTGAGCCCCTGCTCACGCACGATCGACTCGTTTACGGGGATCAGGCTGTGGCGACAGTTGTAGCCGCCACAGTAGACAGTAGGGTTAAGCCCCTGGGCGTTCGGTGTGTTGGCGAGCGCTGACTCTTCCACCACGAGCCCGGCCAGTGCGGCACAGTAGGGCCTCGCGGCTGCGTCGTCTGGCCCTGCGTACAAGTAGAGGATTGCGCCTGACTCGGTGACGAGCTGCGCGGCTTGCTTCGACACCTGGCGCTGTATGCCAGCTAGCCCGGTGTTGACGAGCGTGTTGATTTGGGGCACAGGAAGCAGCGCTGTGAGCGCCTGCTTCGAGATTTGGCCTGTCTGGTACAGCCTGAGTCCTGTGCGTAGGTTTGGCTCTGCTAGGCCAGCGAGGTGAGCCAGTGACCGCTGGGCGAACGACTGGCCCACGAGCACAGCCCGTCGACTGATCGGGCCAGTCAGGGCAGCGTCGATCTGGTAGGCTGAGCCGAACGCGGACAGCGTCTGATCGGCGGCACGTTTTAGCGTGCGGGTGGCGGCTGTGTAGATACCGCCAGCACGGAACGCCTCCACAAGAGACGCTCCACTGAGGAGGGCATCGAGCACTGCCGAGACGCGCCGTCCAGATAGGGCGAACGCGCCGGTGGTTAGAATCCTGTCGAGGACGCCTGGACTAATCATACGCCCTCCTCCAAGTCGAGCGGGATCTCAAAGGAGGGCTGTGCTGCCGACTCCTCGAGGATCTCGAGCTCAATCTGCTCAATCTGCTGCTCGCTGCGGTCCGTCATCCGAAGCGCTTCGGAGCGGCTGACAATGCCGGCGCTGTACTGCTGGGTTGCGAGGTTGGACAGCTCCGCTGGATCGCGTCCGGGTCCTAGCTCGGGGTAGGTGATTTGGAGTGAGCCATCGGGCATAGCCGGGCCACCTTCGAGTGGCACAGTCACGGCAGCGACGCGCCACATCTCACGCTCCCACAGTCGCCATAGCTGGCGCTGCTGCTCCCACTGTTCCTGGAGCCCGTAGAGTTTCAGCTTGAGGGCGTAGCCACTCTGGGCTTGCTCGGTGCCGCGTGCCACTTCCGGTTTGATCCCGTACAGTTGGAGGATCGACTCGACCTTGGTGAGAAGGGCGTCCAGGTAGGCGGTGAGGTTCGCTTGCATGTCGAGAACCTGGGCTGACGCCGTCGGCCCTGACAGCAAAAGCGTGGAGCTCGGATCGCTTGCTAGCTTCGCCGTCTTCGAGCGGTCAGAGCCCTCGGTGCGGATGGCGAGCTGTTTAAACGACTGTAGGTGTCTGAGGTGGTGCCAGTCCGTCATGGCGACGCCGAGCTGTAGCGTGGCCTGGTGGAGCCCCTCAGCCTCGTGCCAGTGCCAGAACGTAGCGCTGGGATACTGAGCGTGCGAGCAGACGTAGGGGATCACACCGTAAGGGTTGGCCCGCTCCTCGTTCGGTGTGCGGATCGTCCAGTCGCGGTTGAGCTCGTAGTGCTCGTCCCGCGTCCACACTGTGAACCCGATTACGTCACCCCGGCTGTTGGTGTCGCTGATCACGACAGCCTTCAGTTTCAGCCTGTCGAGTTGGTCGGGCACTGCCAGGAATCTGTCAGCCGGCACCACGTCCAGGAGGAGGCGGTCGCCAGCCCAGAACGGCCGTACGAGCGCCTCGCCCTGGTAGAACGTCAGTTTGCACGCGAGGTCGAGAGCAAGATCAACCTCGGCCATTGGAGCCAGGAGTGTGTCGCCGATCATCCGGTGGACTGGGCGACTGTAGATTGCTGCGATCGTGTCTGTCGCCCAGCGGAGAATGTTCATGCTGGTATCGGCACGGCTCAGCAGCTTGTCGGCGTTCTGCGGCAGGAACTGCTTGAGCACCTCATCACGAAGCTGCTCGTACCAGTCGTGCTGGTACACCTCACGCCTAGCGAGGCACTTGGTCCGGCGCTTCCTGCTGTAGCCCCATTCCTTCCGTAGATAGTCAAGATCCAGTGGCATCAGAACACCTCTATCCCTCTGCCCACTGGGGCGATTAGATGGTTGACGCCGTAGCGCAGACAGTCGAGGACGTGATCGAGTTCCCCGTCTTTCCGGTAGGTGCGGCCCTCGCGCTTCTCGTCTTTCTCAGCCCGAGCGAACGCCCGGACGATGCCGCGAGGACTGGCCGATTTCTCCGACAGGTGCGAGTCAATGTACAGTTTCGGCGAGCCCTCCACAGGACGGAGAAGCGCCCGGAGGTGCTCAGTGCCGACACCAACGCTCCGCATGACTGGATCGTGGCTGTACTCGACACGGAAGCCCGCGCCCTCGAGCACCTCCACGTCTCGACGTCCCGTCTGTATGTCGCGGTTTGCCCCGGCTGGGTCGATGTACGCGACACCAGGAAGCCAACCCCGGCGCTGTAGGTCGTATCGGATTTCCCAGGCGAGCTGATAGGTGGGGCAGTCGTTCGGCAGGAACTCACCGACGATGTGGATGCACTCGGTGTTATCGCCGTGGATCGGACAGCGGCTGTCACGGTTGAACCCTTGCAGGTAGACGACAGCGGGCCTCCTCACACCGAGGTCGATCGCGAGATCCACAGTAGCGTTCGTGCCGGGTGTCAGGCCAGGGCAACAGTGGATCGCGGTGTCGAACTCGGGGAACACTTGCCCTTCACCGATGCCCCACTCACCGCCAGCGTATTGACGGTAGAGCGCTTCGGAGTAGGAGCGCCTGAGCGCTGCGTCGTACTCGGCTGGAAGGTAGGGGTTGTCGGCTGTGCTGGCGTTGTGGTCGGCGTAGCCAGTTTTGGCCTCACCCCACACGTCGTACAGCCAGTTCATCGACGGGGTTGAAGTAACGACGATCGAACGGTGCTGAGCTGACGGAGCACGAACGCGAGCTATGAGAATCTGCCACGCCTCGCGGGACCAGTAGCGGCCCTCGTCACCCCACGCCCACGCGAGGTTTGCGCCTTCAAGCGTGTCAGGGCGGTCGGCGCTGCCGTAGTACACTCGAGAGCCGTTCACCAGTTGGAGGTAGCGTTCGGATTTGGCCTGGCGTGCGAGGAGTGGCTTGGGTAGGAGTTGGACAAACGTCCGAAGCGTGGTGCGGTGTAGGATGCCCCAGGTAGGAGCGACGATTAGCCCGTCGCATTGTGGGTTGGCGATGGCGAGCCGGATCGACTCGGCGGCACCGGCTAGAGTTTTCCCAGAGCCGACGCCACCACGGAGCAGCCGATAGGGCGTGCGGTCGTCGTGGAAGCGTCGCTGGTGGGGGAGAGGCTTATAGGGGATCGTGCAGTTGAGCACGGGCCTGGGTTGGAGTTGGGGTGCTGCGCTACTCATCGAACGACACCACGATCTGGGAGACGGTTGGCGTCTGGTCCTGCGGCTGTAGTCGCTGAATCGCAGCGGTGAGAGAGTTGAGGGCTTTCGTGAGGTCAGCCATTTCCTGGGCGTCGTCCAGGCTGGCGTCAACCTTAGAAATCGCTTTGAGGCTCGCGCGCTTAGCTCGTGTGACGATCTGCGTCGTGAGGTCGGCTGTCTGCTGCTGGGCTTGGCTGGCGATCCAGACGTCGAAGGCGGCAGCTCGGGCCACCCAGTCATGTTGTCGGCTCCACTCTTGCCAGTGCCGAGGTCTTGCCGATTTTTTGCCGATGTCGTGGATCTGCTGATAGGCCAGATCGATCGAGCGCTGAGAGCCCAGGTGCAGGTATGCACAGAAAGCCTCGAAGGCTTTGGCCGTCTCGCCGTCTTGCCTGTGCCACTCACGCTGTCCCATGTCATGTGCCCTGTACCCTATGCTGGTAGGGTATACGTTGCACACCACAGCATGTGGCGTCAAGTTTTTTTTAGCCTGGGCTAAAACTGGAACGTGTGTTGGTCACGTGGGCTTGGTCTGCGCTCGAGGTCGTAACGGACGTACCATCCGAAGGTGCGGTCCTCCCACACCACGAGGTAACGCGGGATCGTGGGGCAGCGAGATCGGCGCGGTGCTTTCGGAGTGAACGTCTCCTGGACAACGCCGTTCAGACACTTGCCACCCGGAGTGAACGGACGCCGCGAGCGCACACGATCGCCAGGCTGAAACGCCTCGGATTGCTGACGCTGGAACAGGTACTCGGCGATCATGAGCCACCTCCAAAGAGCGAGAGCTGACCGGGCAGCACGTCCGGGGCTTTTTTGGCTGGGCGGTTGGCTGGCCGCTGTGACCAGTGCGCGATGCGAGCCTGTGCGATCTCGAGATACTCGGGCTCGCGCTCGATGCCGACGAAGTCAAACCCTTCCAGAGCGGCTGCGATGCCCGTGGTGCCGCTGCCCATAAACGGGTCAAGCACGGTGCTTCCTGGTGGGGTGACGAGTCGGACGAGGTAGCGCATCAGGGCGATCGGCTTCACGGTCGGGTGTATGTTTCGGCGCGGTGTCTGATCTCGCTGGTAGGCGGTGTCGTTGGGTGCAGTGCGTCCGTCGCTGACAGTCGCAGGCTCTCGATGTTTTAAGCCTGCCGATCGCTCGGCCTGGGAGGCCTTGGCGCAGTAGAAGAACCGGGCCGCGCTGCCGCCGTTGTCGTTATGACCTCTCAGGCTGTTGCTTGATTCGTTGCGCCCGCTGCCTTCGATCTCCGAGAACGGAGATCGACCCATAGTCCCCTTCATTCTAGCTCGCCCCTTCTCCGCCGCAGGGAACATCCGCACCACCTCGTCGCTGCCGTCGTGGATCAGGTTGGCAGGCCATCGGCCAGACACTGACCCCACCCGGCACCCGTCCACGTTGATCGCGCCGGTGCCGAACTGCTGAACGTTGGCTGCGACAGTGCCGATCAGCGGCTTACGTGCCACGGTGATTGGCTCGAGCGCAGGCTTTAGGGCAGTGCCCCAGCCCTCCCACTGTTTCGCGGCTTCGGTGGCGGGGGCGGTGATGTCCCATGTTTCATAGACGGTAGTGGCTCCCATCATTGGCAACGCCGACTTTCCAGCGGTGCTGCGTGCCTTAGTGTCTGACCCCACCACCTCGCGCTCCTGCCAAGCCTTGCCCGGTTGCCCTTTGGGGGTGTTGAGCGTGTAGATCAATTCGCGGATGTCGTCGGGCACGTCGCTAAGCGTCACACCAAGGATTTGGAGGAGTGGCGGGATCTGCTCTATCGTTGGGACACTCGGCTGACTGCCCGAACTGGTCCAATGGCCAGCCATGCCATTGAAGCCGAACGCAAGATCGATCTCGCGATTGGTGACGTTGGCCGCGTCACGCGTACGCCGTATCCACTCGGTGACGCGATAAACCTGGGCTTGGTCGTGTCGCTGCCGGTCGATCGCCTTCGACACGTCAAGCGACTTTGGGAAGCCGGATCCGTACACCCACGCGATCATGTCTCGGATCTCGAAGCCCGCGTCCTCGATGTTTACGCACATCCGGTGTTGGGTTCGAGTCCCAGCGAACGCCAGTAGGTGCCCGCCCGGTTTCAGAACGCGGAACACCTCGCGCCACAGGTCTACGCTTGGAACGTCGTAGTCCCAGCGTTTACCCATGAACGCAAGCCCGTACGGTGGATCAGTCACCACGGAGTCGATCGACTCAGCAGGCAGCGATTGCAGCACATGCAGGCTGTCGCCTAGTAGTAGCCTCATGGCAGCACCGCGATCACGAGCGTGAACAGCACGATCGTAGCCACGAGGACGAACGCGAGAGCGATCAGGAAAATCGCTGCTGTCGTCTCACTCAGTCGGTTCACTGTCGGCCTCCTCTGTCTCAGTGTGCCGCATGTTAAACGCGGCCAGCCTGAGCTTGGTCGCCGCGTAGTACAACTGCCTGTGCTCTAAGAGAAACTTCGTTTC